CAAATGCTGTATGCAGTATTCTGCGTCTTGAGACTTATTGGTTTCTAATTCATATATTCTGTCTGGCACAATTTTGTTTTTACCAGTTAGCGAAATGTTTCGACACGCTACATCTAATCCTATAGAGTCTAGTGCTAAAATATTATTTATAGCAGCGTTCGACCACCCACTTCCTTCTTTATAATGTCCTAAATACAGTATTTTCATAATAGTTTAAACGCCTCTGCTCTCTTTTGTTCCATTGTATTAATTTGATTTCTGTAATGAGCTACCATATTATAAGCATCCTCAAAACTAAAAGGTATTTTTCTATTTCCACCAGCTTGAGTGATAGAGCTGTCATTCACATAGTACCCACCAGAAGCAGTAGTCGCAGTAACAAGTCCGTAGCTCAAGTCTCTACTTAATCTAAGATGCAATTCCGAGTTAAGATACTTAGGTACTTGTAGTACATTTTGTATTAACCATTTAGCTATTTCATATTCGCTTCCTTTTAATTCTTCGTATATTTTTTTCATATCGGGAATCGGTGGTATTTGTTTAATGTCTGGTCGAGACATCCAAGTTGATTCTTCTGGCTCTATTTCTACACTGTCAAAATACTGTTCCCAAACTTGACCACTAATGTCCCATTGGAAATGTTTTAAGAAATTTTGTTTTATTTTAAAACCTATGGCTCTACGTTCAAAAAATGGTTGTTTAAAAAATTCTGCCAATTTATTAGCAGTCTGCTGATTATCTGGCACTGCTCTTAGACAACCTGTTTCTAGTTCTTTGTAGTACGCTGCTGGTTCTAGTGGTATTCCTTCTAATTTTTCAATAACCGTCTCCATCGCAGAGTAATTTATAGATGCTACTGGAACTCCAACTGCGGCAGCTTCTACTTGAGGCAGTCCAAAGCCTTCACAGTTAGCATACTGTACGTATATATCAAAACAATTCATTACAGTAGCTAAATCAGTATAAGACAGTCCGTTTTGAACACTTGGAAAAATACCAGTTTTACCATTAGCGTGTTTGGAGGAGCATGAATTTCCTTGAAATTTTGAAGCAAATGGCTTATTAGTTTCTGTGCATTTATATGTAAAGAATACTTTAGATGCAATGTTATGTTCTTCTAACAGTGCGGGTAAGTCCCATCCAGCATCTGGGAAGCTTGTGTGGCAATACAGAAAATAATTTTCTGGATCTTCGACTTGATCTAGCATTAGCTTGAAAGATTCAAATAAATCAGGATATAACTTCCTTCTTTGGTTCCTCATTACTGTTCCAATAATTTTGGCATCTTCTGGCAATCCCATTCGTTCTCTAGACGATTTTTGCTCTAGTTCTACACAATAAGAAGGATGGGCAGATGGAGGCGCAGATCCTAGCCAATTTATTTTACCACCAGTTTGTTCTTTCAATACTCCTCCAGCCCAATCAGAATAGGTTAAACAAGCATCTGCTGATTGAAAGGTTGATATCCAGTTTGTCGCTTGAGGTTTAGCGTCTACAGTAGGCATGATGCACCACTTGAAGAAGTCTCTGTAAGGAGATCTAGCCTCAAACTCTAACATCCAAAAATCCCTGATATCACATACAATATCTGGTTTAAAATCTAAGCAGACATCGTGAAATTTAAAAGCACCAAATTGGTTTTCTGTAGAAGATTCGTATGCTTCTTTAACTTGTTTTGAGTCATTCTTTGATATCGAGGCTGGATAAAACTCCCAAGCCACACTCTCATGTCTAGGGTCATCTGGCGAAGCGTAAGATGCAAGTTCCGCTAGTTTGTACTTACCAGTAGAATATAGATATTTCATAATCTCTCTGGTATATGTAGCGTATCCCGTATTCAAAAAAGTAGCTTCACTACAAAATAGAATTCTTTTTTTTCTCATCTATTAATCCTCGTGGTCTTGACTACATATATCAAATTCATTTACTCTAAAAACAATATTGTCATCATCTTTAGATATATTTCTAGCTGAAGCGCTGATGGTAATCTTAGTCCCCTTAGTTGCAAAGCGTTCGATAGTTTCTGCACCTGTATGCCAAGCTTCGCAATGAATGTATGTGGGTATTCTGCTCTTTTCTCCAGTAGATTTTGTTTTTCTGTAAGAATATACTACTACTATAAATTCAGTCTTAAGTATATTACCTTCGTATTCAGTATATGGATTTTCCACCAAATAGCCAGTGAAACAGCAATTGTTCATCAATGTACTCCTATCTTAGTATATTAGCTGCGACTGTCCAAAAAAACAATCTAAATTTCATGAATTTTATCAACGATCAACGAATCATCCTTTTTGCTTACAGATCCACAAAATACTAAATTATTACCCTCATATAATATATACTTGTATTTCTCTTTAACTCTTGGGAATAAAACAACGCTATCAAGTATTCCGCTTTCGTCTTCGATAGTCAAAAATGCCATCATCTTCCCTTGAGAATCGCCCTTTTTAATCTTATATTCAGATATACGATTGACACTAGCGGCAACGCAGATATTCTTGCCTTTCTTGCCATTAATAATATCTTTACAGCTTGTATTTGCATGTGAAGTATTGGATGCTTCCACCCTAGTTAAAGTGATAGGGCAACCTAAGAATTTTGTTTCTTGATCTATAATCCAATTAGGATCATCTTGTAAATCGTATGGTGGATTCTCTAACAATTGTATTTCATTTTCTACAATTTGTTGTCTTTCTACTTTACTAGTACCTCCACCATTCTTTTTTGTTGGTGATAAATCTTTTAGAGCCTTGGTAAAATCTTCCCATTTTTTTTCGCTGTAGTTCTTGCATAACCAAGTTTGTTCTGCTTTGGTCAATGTTCTAAATATTTCATAATCGTACAATGCTTTATTCCTAGTAATTAATCCATCGAAATCTCTAAAAAAACCAATGGACGCAAGAGCTTTGAAAGCTGTTGAGTTTATTTTAGTACTAAAAAATAATAGTATTTCTAGCCATGTAAATTTAGTAATTTTTTTCTTGAGTTCTTCTTCTGTAATTTTCACAGCTTCTACTACTTTGTCTCCTGTTTTTCCTGTTAGAGACTTTATATCCTTCACTCCAAAATATATTTTATGTCTTTTAATATTAAACTTAGACTGAAAATTAGCTAGACTAGGAGTTCTTGTTTGGATGTCAAATAGTTTAGCTTCTGAAATTAGTTCATAAACTTCTTGATGTGGATCTTGTTTTTCATTTGCATAGTAAAGGTATGATAAAAAGAATGATTCTGTGTGGTGCGCCTTTTCAAAAGCACTCCAATAAGAACAAACAGCATATGATATACTATGAGATTTATTAAATGCATATCTTGACGATGCTTCAATCCATCCAAATATTTGTTCTGCCTCCTCTTTGTTTACCATGCCTACTTTCTTAGCGCCTTTAATGAACTTTGTTTTAACTTTAGCCATGAGATCAGCTTTCTTTTTCCCAATAGCTTTACGAAGTTCATCTGCTTCTTCTAGGTTGAAGCCAGCAATTTTCTGAGCAATACGCATAGACTGTTCTTGATAAACTAATACGCCGTAAGTTGGCAGTAATATTTCTTCCAAAGATTCGTGGAGATAGGTTACTTCCTCACGACCGTGCTTGCGATCAATAAAATGCTGTGTCATGGATTTACCATCCACAAACGCCTTTAGGCATCCCGGTCTGATAATTGCAATCAATGCAGAAAGTTCTTCTATGTTACTTGGTGCTAACTTCTTAGACCAAGATTTTCCAAGGTTGCTTTCTAGCTGAAATACACCCTTTGTTTTTCCTTCTGCAAATAATTGCCATGTAGCTTTATCATCAAAATCACTTGACATATAGATTCCCGTTTGCAAATGCTTTGTCTAGTTCAATGTTTTGGTAAACCGCTCTGTGAGTTTTCAGTAGCTTTATAAATATATTAGCCGTATCCTTAACATCCTGCAACGCATCATGAGCATTTTCTGTAGAAAGCCCCATGCGTTCACGTAATGTATCCATGCTAATAGACCTGATACTAGGATCACCTTCTGTCCACATAAACATATTATCCATTAGGTCAATCTTATATACCTTACTAAACAATTTTTGTTGCTCTCTAGTTTGGTCCCACTGACCAAATTGCTGACACAATCTGTTAATAATAATCATATCAAAACCAATTATATTATATCCTACTGGAATAGGCGCGAAGAATGGTTCGCCCTTCCAATTATATTGATCTACAAACTTGGTAAATTTATTCCAAACTGATTTTAGAGCAGGGGCTTTTGAAATTCCTGATCTTGTTTTTCCAGTAACCTTTAAAGCACCATCCTCAATTGGATCAAGACCTTCAGCGATGGCTTTGTCATCATCCAGAATTGCTTTAATCTCGCTATTAAACGTACCCTTTACAGATAGATTTCTACCATCTAGTGCAATCGCAGCAATCTGCGTAGGCTGTGTTTTGATTGGGTTACGACTTCCTGTTTCAAAGTCGAATACGATATAGTCTCTATTAGCCATTAGTTAGTTCCTTAATTTTCATGAGTTTGTCTAGAAGGTTAATTCCTAGAACGTCAAATTTTACGTGACCTAGTGCTTCTAAATCTGCCATTTCTAATCCCGCTATTTTTTCCGTAGACCCTTTCTGTTTTACCATAGGACAAACCTCTTGTAAAGGTTCTTTTGAAATCACCACACCGGCAGCATGTTTGCCTTGTGTTTTAAATGTTCCTTCTATTTCAATAGCTTGTTGAAAATAATCTGCATAATCACCTTCTAGTTTACCAGCTTCTGTAATATGGCAGAAGTCTCGTAGCTCATCGGCACGGTTTAGCAAAGACCATCTTATAATTGATCTATCTTCATCGTCCATCTCTGCCAGTTGATCAGAGATATCTGCTTCGTTAGGCACACTCTTAGTTATAGCATTCATTTCACTAAAAGAACAAGCGTCATTTACACGAAGAACTTCTTTTATTGCACTTCGTCCTTGCAGTCTGCCAAATGTAATCATTTGACTAACATGTTCTTTCCCGTATGTATTCTTTAAGTAATCAATAACATCGTCACGTTTCTTACCCGGAACATCCATATCAATATCAGGCAATGATACATGACCATCCGTATTACGTCCTGCGTTATAGAATCTTTCAAAAAGTAGGTCATGCTGTACTGGGTCGATCTGTGTAATCCCAATCAAGTACGATATCAGACATCCTGCGGCTGATCCTCGTCCCGGTCCACTCATCCACCCAGAATCGTTTACGTATCTAATAATATCCTGAACAATTAAGAAGTATCCAAACAGATTAGCATCTTTAATGACTTGTAATTCTTTGTTGAACCTATCTAGATATTTATTTTTATCTACTTCATTTGACACCTTGCCAGTTTTTATTAGGTGTTTCTTCCAGCCTTCTCTCGCTAATACTTTGAGATAATCCTCTTCTGACAATCCATTAGGACAGTCAAACTTAGGCAACATAGGTTTGTTTAGAATATCATAATCTTCTACTTGGTTATATATATCTTCTAATACTTTCGTACATTTATCTTCTATTACATACTTATCGTCTTTAGTGAAATATTCAGATATGTCGCTGTCCAGTTCTTTTTTCCTGAGTTTATTCTGTACTCTAGGAAGTGTAGTTTTTAACTCAGAACACAATAATATTCTATGTAAATTCGCTTGACCTTGTTTTGTGTAGTACGATGGATTTATATTGTCTTTAGATTTTGCTAATGCTATTAAATTATTCTTAGTAATAATACTTTTAGCTATGTTCTTTGGCATATTGCCATCTTCGTCTGTTAAAGACACCATAGATATTAGGTCGTGCCAACCATCCTTGTTTTTTGCAAATACTGTAGTGTTGTCAAACGAACATCCAAGTATAGGTTTTATTCCGGCTTTCTTACAAGCTTGGAAAAAGGAGACACATCCAGATATAGACTTGTAATCTGCAATACCACAGGCTGGATATTCTTTATCAGCACAAAGCTTTGCTAGTTCAGTTGGCTTTGAAAAGCCTTTTAGTAGGCTATAATGTGTAAAATTCTTCAATGGATACCAGTTCATAACAGTCCTTTAGTCAATGTGTATTTGGGATTTTGTTCATACATCTACCTCACACAAGAATCCCGAAACTCGGCTTTAATGGTAGAAGTTATATGTAGGGTTTTGTCGTTTCGCCCACCTCGCCTGAGATACCCTAAAACTCAGCGTTTCTTGGTAGGAGTTTGTGCTGGTGGCATCGGTCGCCTTACAGGTTCTTTATCAGGAGGCCGATCCGTCAATGGTCGTCTCTTTGGTTCTGGCTGGTTCATGTTTAGACCTTATCAATGGGTAAAGTTTAGCAACAGCAATCCTTGACGCTTCATTGTCTGACTCATAGTGTACGCCCTGTAGTATTCTAGCAAATCCGCAGTATTTTGACAAGTTAAAAAAGTCATTTTTTCTTTCTGGATACTGGTCGGTTAGTATATGTGCAGCTAATTCAGAATACATAGTATGACCACTAGGATATGCTGGAGTATGGTGAGTGACTGTATATAAAACATTTATATCCAGATTATAGTATGGAGCTAATTGTTCTGGTCTGGCTCTATTATGGTAGTACTTCAAGGCGTACATATATCTCTCAACTATATTCAAATATTCTGCAAACTTATCTTGAGGAAATTTTAATTTATTTTTAATAGTATAGTCTTCAAATAATTCGATAGGATCTCTATCAACTACTCTGACTAGATCAATCTCTGAAACAGATCTAGATCTCGTAAACCTAGCAACTTCCTCAAGTTCTTTTTTGGTTGTAATACTACTATTTTTAGGATATGGTGGCAGGATGTTTTCTAGTTCAATATCTAGTATAGATATACCATCATCATAGTTTACTTTATTTGGTAAAAAAGAAACTTCGTCGATTGGTTTGCTTGTATTGCTAATTATTGCTTCTACTTTATTTATTAAGCTCATATTCTCTCTCGCTAAATACTTTTTCTAGTCTTTGAACTAACTTAGTACCCGCTCTCCGTCTAAAACATGGCAATAAACCATGTATACATAAATATACACCAGCTCTTATACATATTAAACCATGACCTACGGCAAATCTAAAATGTTGCCAATAGGTCATGTTATTTTCATTTAGATGCTCATTCCATTTTTTTCTTAGTGTCATTTTACCAAGCCTTACAAGACCAATAGCGAGCTTTCCAACGTGGACCCGGATTGTCGCAGTTGTGTCTAGCTCTAAAGCTTCTGCGTCTGTCGGGATCGCTCTTCTTGATCTTCATATTAGGATCACCAAAATTTACTTTTACAACATTACCTTTATCATTCTTTACGTACACGCTTCTCTTTTTTGGACCTTTGGGCGTTAGGAAAGGCTTGCCTAGCTTAACTTTTCGACCTTGATACTCAGCCGCTTCAGTTTCTTCATTCTGTGCTTTCTTCCAAGCTTCTGGATCTGGTCTGTCTTTATCGCCTTTTTTTGCAGGTTTGTAGTTCTTACCTTCTCGCTCTTTCTTTTTACGAATATTTTCCCAAAGAGATGCAGCATCATGTTCTTCTACTTCCTCTCCAAAATCTTCATATTCTGCTTCTGCTGGAACGTAGAAGTTTTCTTCAGTCAGTTCTTCTGTGAAGCCATACGTTTGAGTTGTATAATGAACATCTACTTCATTAATATCTGACATGTATATACTCCTTATAATAGTATTCGTTGTTTAGCCTGATTAAAAATATTGTCTATGCTACCAGCTGGTACTTTATCTTTAAAATGTTCGTAAGCGCCTTTTATCATTGGATGTTCTGGATCTTGTGTTAGTTCCAACCACCCTACGAAATAATTCCATATTCTGTCTTCTAATATCAGTGGATACGGTACGCCTTTAGGTCTGTTAAAACGGTGAACCCAATTAAATCCCGGCAGGCATATTGATCTTCCACCAAACTGTCTAAATTTTTCGTGTATATATCCTTCCTCTGCTCCAAATCCTTTAAAGTATTTGTTAAATCCCACCCAGTTTTTTGTTTCACAAGAGAAAACTCCAAGCCCTTGCATAGGTATGTCGAAAGGTTCTCCTTTTTGTATCTCGTTAGGGCTGCTTGCCCATCTTCCGTACATCCCAGCTCCCCACTCTGGTGTAAAGTGAGTAGAAGCATTTAAAAAATCTAAATGATCATAAACTAGCGGTCCTTGAACTATGTCTTTACAGTTCTCTCGTTCTTCGTAATACTTGAGTAGAGTTTGTATCGCATTTTTGCACAGCAGTACATGACAGTCCATAGATACGCAGTATTTACCTTTTGCTTGTCTAAAGATTTCATTTCTGACCGCCGTACCTGTTTTGGCTTTATATGGAATATACTTGCCATTTGTTACATGGTTCATAAATTCTTTGTTTGCTTGTCCATGTGCTGAGTCTGGATTATTATCTATTACAATAATTTCTACTCTGTCAGAATGACATATTTCATGATAAAGCCTGAGTGATTGTATAGTGAAATACAACCCGTCATAATCATCATATGTAGCCATTCCTATTGTTAGTATTTTATCCATTAACCGGGAGCCTCATAAAATCCTATATCGAAACCATCTCTTGTGCATTTTTTGATGGTATCTTCCATTCCGTGCGTTTTTAAGTGCTTCTCTATATAAATACACATATTTTGATCTGTTCCGGGCCAATTGTTCTTATAATAATGGCACAATTTATTGCATTTGAAGCTGTTTCTAGTGTCTGAAATAGGCTTTGGGGTCATATTTTGTTGGATTTCCTGAAAGCGATCTTTTAGCATTTCTAGGAATTTATCATGGTCCTCTTTGTCAAAACACATAGAGAATGGACCACCATCTTTGATGAAAAATATAGTCATAATTGTCTGCTTGTACTCTGGAAATAGCTTAGATATTGCGTAGTTATAAAGCAACAACTGAGGGTCAGATAACAGCTTTTCATATGTCTTTTCTTCGCCAGTAGCCCAATCAATTCTTCTGCCTGTCTTCCAATCCACAACCTCTATCGTGTCATCATCTGTCTTCGTAACAAGGTCAATGGTTCCTTTGATTGCTAGTTGACCTTCTATCTCTTTTCCGTCAGGCAAGGTGTACTTAAATTTGGCCCAATCTTCCTCAATCGGTATGTCAAAATGGGGTTCTGGAGCTACAATGTTTCTATTTCTTGGGTCAAATTGACCATCATTCCACTGTAATGCTTGCCAAGTCCACTTTCTGCACTCTTCCCTGTCTCTTTTGATCCATTCGTGATGATTTTCTTGCTCTGTATACGAATCGAAACTTTGCTCTAGCAAGTCGTTAACTATATCGTATGATGTAAGATAGGATTTATTGATAGATATTTTACCCAGTGCGTCATCTTCTATGACTAATTTTCTCTTTCTTCCAGCTTCTTGTTTAGCTTGTTGCAAGCTAGCCAAAACTTCCAAAACTTTATGCACTACAGTTCCTTGAACAGCCTTTTTACCACTAAGACTTTGATAACCAAGCACATAAGTAATAAAATACTGCATTTCACAGTAGCGCCAGTTATTAAAACTGGATGATCTTATATATGTAACCAGCATTAAATGCTCCAAACTTGTTTGAGTTTCTGTACTTCAAGACCTAATTGCTCTATGGATGTGTCATGATTATCTATAATATAGTCAAATTCATTCCAATCAAAATTTTCCCCGTCTAAAGCTGTTTCACAATGATGCTCGCTAGCATACGCTTCCCTTGTTAGTCTAATAACGCAACCTCCAGCTTCTTTGATCTGCTTTACTTCATTAGGAAATCTTACGTCAGGTATTAATGCTACGCCAGATTTCTCTTGTTGTATTTGCTTAATAGTATAGTCTACCCATATCGAATCTTTTATTTTCCTCATAACATCAGTGCCTAAAAATTGCAAAAATTGTCTTGCAGTCATGTCATAATTTGTTGGGGTATTTTTATCTGCATCAGTGCCATATACCTGCTCTGGTGTAAGATCAAACAGATCTATTGAAATCTTCTTGAGATAATCTGCAAAATGATACACCTTGATAAAGGGCCAAATGTTTTCTACTGCATAACTACAAAACTCTGGGTCTTTTCTGGTTACATCTAGAATACCCCAATCTTTTTTCCCGCGCATGTCTTCTGTTTTAACTTCTAGTGCGCCGTCAGTGTTGATCGAAAAATCATCCACTAATCCATATTGACTCAATATTGAACCATTGACAAAGTTGGCAAAGGTATTTTTTCCAGACTGTTTTTTTCCAGAAATTCCTATAATTTTCATTAGTATAAACCCTCCAAAGAACTTAGTATATTGTCTTTTATCTGTCTAGTTGTCATCTCTCCAATATCTTTACCAGAAACAGTTGGAAATATTAGTTTATAAATTCTATTTAGTTTTCTATATATTTCCAACCTAGCTTCTCTACCCGCTTGATCATTGTCCATTAGAACTACAACCTTAGTTATTGGCATATTTATGAGTTTATTTACTTGTTCATCAGATAAAGTTTTTCCAAACACACTTACTGCATTCTTAACGCCAGCTTCATAAAGTTTCCAAACGTCTCCCTGACCCTCTGTAATAAATAAGCACGACTTTTCTGTAGCTTTACTGATTGCCCTGTGGTAATTATAGAAGTAATGCCTCTTGTTAAATCCAGTTGGGTAAAACAAAAACTTAGGAAGTCTGTACACTTTCGTTGATCGACCAATTATTCCTACTAAGTCCGATCCATTATCGTTATGTATAGGTATAATAGCCCTGTCCTTCATAGGTCCACTCTCTTCACAATCTCCGATGCCAAAATACTTCATAGTGCTTTTATTAAATCTACGTTCTATAAAATATTCTGATGGTATTGCTGTTTTACATTGACATTCTATAGGTATATCTTGGTGTATTTCTGGCTTCTTGTTTATAAAATTAACTAAGTCTAAAAATTCATCTTCTATAATGTCTGGAGTAGGGGCTTTCTTATCTCTTGTTATACGCTTTACACCTAGTATTTCACAAGCCCAAGATAAAGATTCTTTGAATGTAACCTCTTCGCCATGTATCTGTCCTAGCGTTGCAGATATGAAACCAAATATATCATTACTGTGTTCCTGTTGACAGTCTCTAGTCCAGCATCTCCATATCCCCTTGTCTAAAGAAAATGACAATGCTCTAGGATTATCACTGCCTTCATGTATAGGACACTTACAGTAAATGTTACCGTTAAAGACTTCGTAATCTAAATTCAAATGTTTGAAAACCAACTCTGGATTTTCATTCAGCTTGTTCTTGATCTGCGCTAAGTTCATTTAATACATTCTTTATCTTGTCGTTATCAATTAGTCCTGTATCCCCAACGGGATTATTTTTAAATTCATTCCTAGTTTGTAATTCAATTAATTTAGCGTGTGCGCCTATCATATTCATATTAATATAATCGCCATCATCCATGCCTGCTCCGTGCCTTGAAACAATTGGAACTAATTTTCTGTTACCAGCGTTTGGTCCATCTTCAGCAAGTTCTTCTGGAGACTTTGCCTTAAAGATAGTAAATGAAGTACATAACCAAATTAATCTATCTGATCCACTTACAGCGTCTGTGCTTTCTTTTGTAATTCCGTCACGGTTTAATTGCACGAAGGATAGACATGGTATGTCTAGCTTAACGCATAAATTATGCAGAGAAGTGATTTGAAAACCTAGAGCTTGGTATTCTTGCAAATTGTTGGTAATTGATGAAGAAGACATTAACTTTAAGTAATCATAGATTATCACGCAATCATTTGTTTTCCCTGTTTCATCTGTTTTAACTTCTTGTACAATCCATCTCTTTATTACGTTTAGTATTTGTTCAAATGGCTTGCCTGCTACACTCACATAACTATATGGAATATCTGATAGTTTATCTACAGCTGCTTTTACTTTATTGCTTTTGTCTGCATCGTTGGAGAATTTACCAGTTGCAACTTCATTAATAGGTACACCGCTAATATTAGCAATCAAACGATTAAGATGATCCTCTTTAGACATTTCAGTATCTAGAACTAGGACAGGAACTCCTATGGAAGAGACGTTGAGGGCAACATTATCAGCGAACACTGATTTACCAACTTTGGGCCTTGCAGATACAAGGTCAACGCACTTTCGTCTAAGACCACCCCCAATGGCCTCATCAAATCTAGAGAATCCCGTTGGTATACCAATGATATCGCACTGATTTTCTGAGAGGAAGTCCACATACTCTTGTACTCCATCTCCAATTTTTTCAGGGTGTTCGCCTCCATCGTCTTCTCTGAGGAAGTCTGTAACAGGGTTTTCAAGAATCCCAATAATTTCATTAATACTTTCTGTACCATTGATATCCTCTACGTCTTTATGTATCTTCTTGGTAAGCTTCTGTATATTACGAGCAAATTCAAACTTCTTAATTTGTGCAGCGAATGGAAGGATATTATCCTGATTAACTGGAAAATTAAATAATGTTTTTATATAAGATAGCTCCTGCTTGGTGTTGATTGTTTCCAATACACCAAGAGATTCAGCAGCCGCTAGTATAGATGGAACGTCTACACTCTGGTCGTTTTCGATAATATTGCACAGACATTTATATATAATCTGATTGTTCGTATTCACGAATGTATCGTAACTGATGATATCAGATACTGCTATATATCCATCGACTCCATGCTGCAATAGTCCTGCAAGCACAGCTCGTTCTGCACCAATATCGCTTAACTTGTCTGACATTAGCCTGTACACCTGTCACATCGGTAAAATTCTCCATACACAAGACTTGCGTTTACTTTAGATTTCTTACCACATACATGACATGTTACATCTTTCTTTTTTGGTTTTGGCCTGTTTCTAGGAGTTCTAGTTGCTTCTGGAGTAGATATATCTTTATGCTCTCCAGTGTCTGTCCATGTATTGGCTCTAGCTTTTACTGCTTCTCTGCGGCGTGTTTTATCTAGAGTGCTACCTGTGTCTTTTCTCATGGTAAAATCTTCTGCCGTTGGCTTGCCCTTGCTTTCTTGCTGTTGTGGTCCATCTACAGCTTCTGAGATTGGTTCTTCGTGCTGCCATCTAGAGCCATCTATAAAAGGAGGGTGGGTAGTAAACTCTTCTGGAACCTCTGGTTCAAAACTACCTCCAGATAACGCTTTCAATAAAGCCTGCTTTTGTTCTTCTGTCAACGTTTGTATAAACTCATCCATACTCATTTGTTTTTACCTCTATTCTTTTTTGATTTGATGTAAGCATCTATCATTCGTTTTTTCTCTTGTTTTCTTTCTTCTGCTGACATAAGATTATATTTATCAATATGTTTTTCTATCTTTTGATCTATAGTGCGATATGGTCCTATCTTTTTTATAAAATCAATTCTATCAAATACTGCTGGAAATCTTTCCCTCATGATCTTTTTCCCTTTTCCATTAGAATATCTGCCTTACGCTTAAGTTCGTATATCTTACCCTCCAACGATTGGACTCTTGAATGAGCGACTTCCCTGTAGTGATCTACCGTTCTAGCAAATTCATCATTCATTACAATCAATTGTCTACGCATATCATGTTTTGTGTAGGGGCTAAATTCATTCATATTTTTAGCCACCATTTTATCCAGCTTATCATTGCACCAATCCAGTGCAATTTTCTGCATGTTTAATTCATCTTGTAGATACGTTGAGTAGCTATATAGTTGATACGACCAATCAAATAGTTCTGCTTGGGTAAGAGAACTGATGGTTTCCCTATCAGCATTAGCACATCTATGCCAATCATCTCTGAACTTCTTATTAAACCTAGCATGACTAGCGTTTAAGAAATCATCAACCATAGCCTTCAAGTCAGCCAACTGCTCACTCGCCGTTTTCAATTTGGTCTCTCCATTGCTCATCTGTATCAGAGTACTTCAATACTATTATATCAATTTTATTCAATTCGCACCACTCTATTTTATCTTCATCCTTCGCTTTTGCAATAGCAAAGTCTGCTTTATTCTTATGAAAGAACGGTGTATATTTGTAGTGTTGTTGACCATGAACTTCTACAGCCAACATAATCTGTGGTATATAAAAGTCTAAATATAGTACACCCTTTCTGTGCGAAGGTGTACTTCCGGGCAACTTGACTTCTTCTAATATTCTATAACTATGGAAGATTGTTTTCAGAATCTCTCTGGCTCGAATGTGGTACTTCGACCTCTTTCTCTTGTCGTTTGCGTCCACGTTGTAGCCTGTCAAGTTCCAAGCGTACTCTCTCCCATTTATACCAATAACTTTCATTAAATAATCCTATTATAAGTTTGGCGAGTAATACGCCACACGCAATTGTTAATATGTCAATTATCATAACATCCTTTGTATTCAGGGTTTTGTTTTTCCTGCTACCTCGCACAAGAACCCTATAACTTGGCTTTCGTTGGTAGAAGTTTATCTCCTAATCAATGCTTCCTACTTCTCTGCCATTACGAGTAATTGCACCAGCAAAAACTCTCAAGTCTACATTATCATTAATAGTTCTTGTTGAACCATCTGCATATACCGTGTTCATAACGCCGGGATGCATACTATATGCTTCGCCATCATTAATAACATTGAATGGTACATTACCAGCACAGTTTTTACATTTATCCCCATTACTATCTACCCCATGTAGTTTAAATGGCCCAAGACTATCAGCCCAGCCAATACATTGATTAGTAGCACCAGTAGCAGTTTTACCGTTACTAGCCTTATAAGTATCAGGTCTACTTGCACACTCTACAATCATAAGAGTATTAGAAAAACCATCAACAATTTCTTGCTCTTTAGTTACTTTATCTTTAATTAAGCAACCATCATCACCAGTTTTATTCTTATAAGGATCACTAGCAGCAGGAAATATCTTATCTTTAACTCCGGTGAATGTTTCATAGTCTGTATAACCAAGAACATTTGGGTCTAAACTTGGTGCAGCACTATCGCTATCTCTGCTAGGCCCATCAATGTTTGCATAACCACCAGCAGGAGGAACTGCCGTTGGACATATAAATACAGATGCATTTAAAGTAATAGCTTGAGTATTCTCCCACCAGTTTTTATTGAAGTCATAACCAGTGTTACCTTGTTCTAGATTAGAAAGAACAAACGCTCTCCAGCTATGCTCTGTTCGTGATGGATTACCAAGGGAGCTTGGAGTTTCAGACAAATCTTTGGCTTCGATAGTCCATGCAGCAGCAGGGAAATATCTCTTTTGGTCTAAACTCATGTGCATTGCAAGACCTTGTTGTTTTAAATTATTTGAGCATGATGCTCGTCGTGCGGCTTCTCTAGCAGATTGTACGGCGGGTAGCAATAGTCCAACAAGTACGCCAATAATGGCAATAAC